CATTAGACACGTATGGTCACGTTACAAGTCTAACATCTGCTACAACTACATTAGCTACACTTGGTTATACAGGTGCTACAAACGCAAATTACATTACTAACAATAATCAGTTAGCTAATGGTGCTGGATATAACGGTTTTACTAACAATAATCAACTTACGAACGGTAGAGGTTTTGTTACCTCATCAGGAAATACTACTATAGGAACATCAACTAACATTAGCACTCCTGGTTCTACAGTTATAAGTACTGTAAGTTTAACACAAGGTGTTGTAACAGCATTTACCACCAGAGCAATGACTCTTGCTAACTTAGGTTATACAGGAGCAACTAATGCTAACAATATTACTAACAACAATCAATTAACTAATGGAGCTGGATATATAACCTCTGCTGGTAATCAAGGTACAGTTACTTCAATAGGAGTAACATTACCTGTGTTAGCAAACGGATCTTCGAGTGGAACTATAACAACTTCAGGAACTATTAGTTTAAGAAAACCAGTTAGTGGATCTTGGCATAATGGAGGTGCAATTACAGTAGGATCAGATGGTTTATCAGAAATAGGTAGATACCTTGATTTTCATACAAGCAATACTTCAACTGCAGATTTTGATGTAAGACTTAATGCTACATCTGGACTTTTAACTTGTTCTGGAAGTTTTTCATCTACAGGAAATATTAGCGCAGTAGGTAATTTTGTAGGTGGATATGTTTTGGTTGGATATGGATCAAAAGGTTTACCAACTCATACTTTTAATGGTGATACAAACACTGGTATGTTCCGTAGTAATACTAATGAAGTTGCCCTTACTGCTGGCGGAGCGCAAAATTTAACATGTACTAATACTTATGTGAAGTTAGATGGAAATGTTGGTATAGGTACAGTTCCAAGTACTAAACTTCATGTAGATGGAACTGCATTAATAAGAGATGGCAATGGTGTTGGTGATTTCTATATAGGAAATCTTGGATCAAGTAGATTTATAAGATTTCACACAAATAATTCGGACACTTACTTCGATATGAATTGTGGTAATATACTTTGGAGACAAGGAAGCAGCGTAAGATTTCAGCACACTATGAGTTCTGGAACTTTTATATCTTCTGGAGCGCAAATTGCGTTTGGCGCACCATCAGATATTAGATTAAAAGAAAATATTAAACCTATTGAATCCGCTTTAGATAAAGTAACTAAATTACAAGGTGTTACATTTGATTGGAAAAAACAAGATATAGCAAACATTAAAGAAGATATAGGTTTTATAGCTCAAGATGTTAAGAAAGTTGTACCAGAACTTGTGAGAGAAGAAAGAGATGGTATGTTATCAATGAGACATCAAGGTGTCGCTCCATTGCTTGTTGAAGCTATTAAAGAATTAAAAGCTGAGATAGAAGAGTTAAAAAAAATAATAAACAAAAAATAAATAGATATGGCAATTAATTACAAATGGGATATAAATGAAATGTCCGCTCACATTGAAGCAGAAGGTAAAGATAATGTAATATACTCGGTACAGTGGTGTTATACAGGCTCTGAAGAATCTGGAGGTAAAACTTATAGAAGTATTACTATTGGAACACAAGATTATACTTACGTAGCTGGAGAACCTTTTACTCCCTATGCAGATACAGAAGCTTTTGAAGATATAGTTATTGGATGGTTAGAAGCATCATTAGATGTGCCTGCAATGGAAGCAGTTATAGAAGCAGCTATAAAACTTGAAATTTCACCAATAAACGAAAGCTTGTTTTTTACATGGGAAAGCTAAAAAAAAATACTTATCTTTGTATTAAATAATATAAAAATATAATCAAATGAAATTATCTGACGAACAATTAAAAGGAGTACACGATTTACAAAATGAATTTAATAGCACAAAAATGGCTTTAGCCGATGCTGCTTTTAAACAATCTTTAATTGTAAAAAAACTTGGTGAAATCCAAACATCTTTTCAAGAAATGGAAGCATCTTTAATAGAAGAATTTGGTCAAGATTCTGTTATCAATCTACAAACAGGAGAGGTAAAATCTAAAGAAGAAGCTGAAGCTGAAGAAAAAGAAGTTGAAGAATCTAAAGAAGAACTTAAAAAAGTGTAATGGCAAGGATTAGTAACAAACAAGAATATCCTGTTATATTTCCAATACCAGAGGATTATTTTGTTTTGACTGATGCTGACAGTAGTGAATTAGAAACTAAAACTTGCTCAATTTCAAGAGCAAAAGTTATTGTAGATTCACCATTTTACGATGTTTCTGTAACAGTTGATGCTGCTCAAATGTTTGATCTATTTAACAATCCTCTAACTATAATTTCAGCACCTGGTGCAAATAAAGTTATTAATGTTCTTAGTATAATTGGACACCTTCAATATAACGGTATTCCGTTTAATTCAGGTAGTCAACTTAATATAACCCAGGGTCTCAACACTTTATATAACCCAATAGGAAGTACTAATAATATAGGTGGTTTTCAATCCGCAAGTTTTGTAAATGAAGTTCAAGATTTAACGCTTATTCAAAATGGTTCTAATTTTCAAGTTGGTATAAACGATCCAGTGTTATTACAATATAACGTATCAGCTGGTGTTCCCACAACAGGAAATGGCAATATAAAAATTAATATAAGATATCAAATTATAAATTTATTAACAAGTTAAAAAAGTATAATGGCAAGAATTAGCAACAAAGAAATTTATCCAGAAATAGATCCAGTATTGGATGATTATTTTGTGTTAACTGATGCTAATAGTAATTTAGCGACAAAAACATGTACACTAAGAGCAATGAGAGATTTGTTTGAACAAGAGTATAATTCTCTCAGTATTACAGTTACTGCTGCTCAGTTAAAAGATTTAGAAGCCAATCCTGTAACTTTAATTCCAGCACCTGGTGCAAATAAAGTTATACATATATTTTCCTTGTTATTTTTTCTGTCTGCAGGAAGCACTCCTTTTAATCAAGTTAATCCTATGCGTTATACGCAAGGATTAAATCCAACAAATGGAAATCTTAATGTTTATAGTTCTATCTCCAACACTCTTATGAATGGAACTGCAGATGTATGTAGCACTCAATCTCTTGCCCCTGAAATTGTTGGAGTTAATTCACCAACAATTCTACAATGCAATCAAAATTCAGGTAGTGATCCTACACAGGGAAATGGATTTGTAAAAATTTATTTAAGATATCGTATATTAGATTTATCAACATTTAATTAAATGGATATAAGAAAAATTTCTATTGGAGCAGATTATAAGTCTGGTGCTATGCATTACATAGTAGGTCAAGAAGTTTTAGGAGGATCATATACTATTCATTTAATTCAATACGTATCTGAGTCTGAATCTTATAAGATTTGGGTTGAAAAAAACAACGAAGTTTTAGTATGGAAAGAGTTTAAAACAACTTTACCAATATCTTTAGAATTTAATATAAATTTTTAATGAAATCACCTTTTTCGTTTATTGTTAAACCACTTAACAACAGACGTTACGATAATATTAAAACCTATGGCAACATGGATTTTATTACAAGTACGTCTGAAGAAGATTTTAAATCTTCTAATCGTTATGCTGAAGTAGTGTCTCTTCCTATAAATTATTCTGGAGAAATAGTTATTGGTGATTTATTATTAGTTCATCATAATGTTTTTAAATTTTATAATGATATGTATGGACGAAGAAAAAGTGGAAAAAGTTATTTTAAAGAAAATTTATTTTTTGTAGATCCAGATCAGTTTTTTTTATATAAAAATAATAAAGAATGGAAAGGATATAATAATTATTGTTTTATAAAACCTTCTTTAGAAAAAAAATACATTATAGAAAAATTCTCAAAAGAAGAAGCTTTGTTTGGAACTATTAAGTATATTAATAATGAATTATTATCTTTAGGATTAAATGTAGGTGATGAAATAAGTTATCAACCACATTCTGAATATGAGTTTAATATAGATGGAGAAAAACTATACAGAATGTTTACACGAAATATAACTTTATTAGTTTAATATGAATATAAATGATATTAAAAAAGAAATAATAAAGGCAGGTGAGTTGGCTGTTATACAATTAATAAAAGTTGCAAAAGAAGATATTATAAAATATGATGCTGAAGATGAATTAGCAGCAGATAGATTAAAAAATGCAGCGGCAACAAAAAAGTTAGCCATATTTGATGCATTTGAAATATTAAAAAGAATTCAAGAAGAAGAAAATATTATTGAGGGAATTAACGTAAAAACTAATAATACTCCAAAAGGATTTGCTGAATCAAGATCAAAATAGAATATATTATTTAAATAATAAAATTGTTCCTAATAAAGTGAGAACAATTAAAAACCGTTCTCGTACCTGGGAATATGGTTACAATCAAAAATATGATATAGTTGTTGTTTCTCGAAATGGAACTATAGGAGACATATATAATATAAGTGGTTTAAATGTAGCTTTACCATTCACACCAAATTTAAAATCTCAATTAAAAAAAGAAAATCAATTTTGGAAAGTAACACCTTTACCTAAAGAATTAAAAAGAATTCAAAGTATTTTTCAATGGCATGAAACATCTGAAACATTTAAAACAAAATGGGTAGATTTTATTGAAGAAGAATTTAATAACAGAGAACAAGGGCATTGGTTTTTAAATAACGGTTTTCCTACATATATTACAGGAACTCATTATATGTATTTACAATGGACAAAAATAGATATAGGTAATCCTGATTTTAGAGAAGCTAATCGAATATTTTTTATATTCTGGGAAGCATGTAAAGCAGATAATAGAAGTTTTGGAATGTGCTATTTAAAAATTAGACGTTCTGGGTTTTCTTTTATGGCATCAGGAGAAGGAGTTAATAGAGCAACTATATCTAAAGATTCTCGTATAGGTATTTTATCTAAAACTGGAGCTGATGCTAAAAAAATGTTTACAGATAAAGTTGTTCCTATATCTAATAATTATCCTTTCTTTTTTAAACCAATTCAAGATGGTATGGATAAACCAAAAACTGAATTAGCTTACAGAGTTCCTGCATCTAAGATTACTAAAAAAAACATGTATGATATTGGAGATGAAGAACTTGAAGGATTAGATACAACTATTGATTGGAAAAATACATCTGATAATTCATATGATGGAGAAAAATTACAATTACTTTTACATGACGAAAGTGGAAAGTGGGAAAGGCCAGAAAATATATTAAATAACTGGCGTGTTACAAAAACATGTTTAAGATTAGGTAGTAAAATAATTGGAAAATGCATGATGGGTTCTACTTCTAATGCATTAGACAAAGGTGGTAATAACTTTAAAAAATTATTTGAAGATTCCGATTGTTCTAAACGAAATGCTAATGGTCAAACTAAATCAGGATTATATAATTTATTTATTCCTATGGAATGGAATTTTGAAGGATACATAGATATATATGGTATGCCTGTATTAATAACACCAATTAAATCATTAAAAGGTATTGATGGAGAATCTATTAATATTGGTGCAATTAATTATTGGAAAAACGAAGTAGATTCATTGTCTTCTGATCCAGATGCATTAAATGAGTTTTATAGACAATTTCCTCGAACAGAATCTCATGCGTTTAGAGACGAATCTAAGATGTCTTTATTTAATTTAACTAAAATATATCAACAAATAGATTATAATGATTCTTTAATAAAAGAACATTTTGTTACTCAAGGTTCTTTTAGATGGAAAGATGGTGTTAAAGATACTCAAGTGATTTGGAGTCCAAATAAAAATGGAAGATTTTTTGTAACTTGGACACCAAGAAAAGAATTGCAAAATAGAGTTGTTGAAAGAAACGGAAAGAAGTATCCTGGGAATGAACACTTAGGTACTTTTGGATGTGATTCTTATGACATTTCAGGTGTAGTTGTTGGTAAAGGATCAAATGGGTCTTTACATGGTTTAACTAAATTTAATATAGATGAAGCTCCTTCTAATCATTTTTTTTTAGAATATATAGCTCGACCTCAAACTGCAGAAATATTTTTTGAAGAAGTATTAATGGCATGTATATTTTTTGGAATGCCAATTTTATGTGAGAATAATAAACCTCGTTTATTATATCATTTTAAAAACAGAGGTTATAGAGGTTATTGCATGAATAGACCAGATAAGAGGTATAACAAGCTTTCTCGTACAGAAAAAGAGTTAGGTGGTATTCCGAATACATCAGAAGATGTAAAGCAGTCTCACGCATCTGCTATAGAATCTTATATTGAAAAACATATAGGATTAGATATGATAGGTGAGTATAGAACAAAAGATGATATGGGTGAAATGTATTTTGGAAGAACTTTGTCTGATTGGGCAAAATTTGACATAAACAATAGGACTAAGTTTGATGCTTCAATTAGTTCAGGGTTAGCTATAATGGCTAATCAAAAACATATGTATACACCAGTCGAAAAACAATCAAAAATAAGCATTAACTTTGCAAGATATAATAATAAAAGCTCAGTAAGTCAACTACTTAATAAATGAAAGAAGTAAAAATAAATTTACAGTCAGCAGCATTTCCAAATCAATTCGTTTCAGATGCTGAAAAGGATACAGATGAATATGGATTGCAAATTGGACAAGCAATACAATACGAATGGTTTCGTAAAGATGGTAATCAATGTAGATTCTACAGCCAATGGCAAGAATTTAATAGACTAAGACTTTATGCAAGAGGAGAACAATCTGTCGCTAAATATAAGAATGAATTAGCCATTGATGGTGATTTAAGTTATTTAAATTTAGATTGGACACCTATAGCTATTATTCCTAAATTTGTTGATATAGTTGTAAACGGAATGTCAGATAGATTATTTGAGGTTAAAGCTTACGCACAAGATGCAATGTCTTCTGAAAAAAGAGGAGAATTTGAAGAGTTAGTACGTGGCAATATGTTAGCCGCACCTTTATTTAGACAAATAGAAGAAGACTTTGGAGTAAATGTATTTACTATGAGTGAAGATGAACTTCCTGAATCAGATGAGGAGTTAGCTTTATACATGAATTTAAAATACAAACCTGCTATAGAAATTGCAGAGGAAGAGGCAATAAATACAATGTTATCTCAAAATCATTATAATGATATTAGAAAAAGAGTTGATTATGATATTACCACAATTGGTATTGGTATAACAAGACATCAATTTCAATTAGGACAAGGCGTTGTGTTAGATTATGTTGATCCTGCAAACGTAGTATATAGCTATACAGAAGATCCACAATTTAAAGATTGTTTTTATTGGGGTGAAATAAAAACTGTTGGTATAACTGAATTAGTTAAAATTGATCCAGAAATTAATAATGATGATTTAGAAGTGATATCACAATATAGTCAAGCCTGGTATGATTATTTTAATGTAGCTCAATTTTACGAAAATAGTATGTTTGCAAGAGATACTTGTACGCTTATGTATTTTAATTATAAAACTACACATTCTTTTGTTTACAAGAAAAAACAAAATTCTTCTGGAAATTTTAAAACAGTAGAAAAAACTGATGAGTTTAATCCTCCACAAGAAATGATGGATGAAGGAAACTTTGAAAGAATAGAAAAAAAGATTGACGTATGGTATGATGGTGTAATGGTTATGGGTACTAATATTATATTGAAATGGGAAATGGCTAAAAATATGGTTCGTCCAAATGCCGCCTCTCAATATGCTTTACCTAATTATATAGCTTGCGCACCAAGAATGTACAAAGGAACTATAGAATCTTTAACTCGTAGAATGATTCCTTTTGCAGATTTAATACAAATGACTCATTTAAAAATACAACAAGTAGTTTCAAGAGTTGTTCCAGATGGTGTTTTTATTGATGCTGATGGATTAAATGAAGTAGATTTAGGAACAGGTAATGCTTATAATCCAGAAGATGCTTTAAGATTATACTTTCAAACAGGTAGTGTTGTTGGTAGAAGTTATACTCAAGATGGAGAATTTAATAATGCCAGAGTTCCTATTCAACAATTAACTGCGTCAAGTGGTGCAAACAAAATGCAAATGTTAATTCAGAATTATAATCATTATTTAGATATGATTAGACAATGTACAGGATTAAATGAAGCAAGAGATGGTTCTACACCAGATCCTAATTCTTTAGTTGGTGTTCAAAAATTAGCAGCATTAAATAGTAACACTGCAACCAGGCATATTTTACAAGGAAGTTTATATATTACAAGAACTATAGCAGAAGCTTTATCTATAAGAGTGGCTGATGTTTTAGAATATTCTGAATTCAAAGATGAGTTTGCAATGCAAATTGGAAAATATAATATTAAATTATTAGGAGATATAAAGAATTTATATTTACATAGTTTTGGAATATTTATAGAACTTACTCCTGACGAAGAAGAAAAAGCTTTATTGGAAGCAAATATTCAAATGGCTTTATCTAAAAACGATATTAGTTTAGAAGATGCAATTGATGTTAGAGAATTAAGAAACATTAAAATGGCTAATCAACTTCTTAAATTAAAACGTAAGAATAAACAAGAAGCCGAGCAACAACAACAAATGCAGATGCAGCAGATGCAAGCGCAAATGGCAATGCAAGCGCAACAAGCTACAGCGGCATTAGAAGCTCAAAAAATACAAATGGAAACTCAATCTAAAATGCAATATCGACAAGCAGATATTTCTTTTGAAATTGAAAAACTAAAAGCAGAAGCAGAATTAAAAAGAAGTTTAATGGAAACTGAATTTAATTACCAAATGCAATTAAAAGGAGTTGAACAATCCCAATTAAATAATAGAGATCAACAAAAAGAAGATTCTAAAGATTTTAGAACAAAACTACAAGCGACTCAACAATCAAAAATGATTGAACAAAGAAAGCGTGATTTACCTTCTATAAATTTTGAATCTAACGAAGATAGTTTAGATGGTTTTGACTTAGCAGAATTTGATCCACGATAATATGTCAGACCCAATAAAAAAAAATAGAAAGAAAAATTTAAGAAATCTTGAGCGAAATAAGTCTGGAAAAGATGCTACTGTAAGAATGGCGTTTTATCCTAATGAGTCTAAAAGAGAAAAGGGAGGGAAAGTAAATAAAAAAAAGACAAGACATTATGCTGCTCCTGCAATTACTTTTAAAGGTCAAGAAGAAGAAAAGAAACAAACTTTTAACCAGGCCTTAGCGGCAGGCGAACTGTATGAGTTTAAAAGTAAACGAAGAGCTGAAAAATTTGCAGCTGGTTCTTGGAAAAAAGGCGCAGAAAGAAGAGAGGCTATGAAAGCTTATAGAAAAAAGAAAAAATCAGAACGATCTTAATTATAAAACACGTCAATAATTTAAATAAATAAGTATTAACTTTACAAAAATTAAATCAAATGGAATTAAAAGTAAAAGAAGTAAAATTAGTAGAAGAGAAATCAGCACAAGAAATTGAAGCATCTCTTTTAAAAAAACATGAGGAAGGGTTTCAAGATTCACCTCAAAACGAAACAGAAATAGTATCTACAATTGAACCTGAAACGAAAGTAGAAGAAATAATTGTAGAAGAAGAAAAAGCTCCCTCGTCAGAGTTAAATGACGAAGATGTTCTTTCTTATATTAAAAATAGATATGACAAGGAAATATCTTCTGTAGATGAATTGTTTGCGCAAACCAAAGACAATAGCGATTTACCAGAAGATGTTTCGGCTTATTTTAAATATAAAAAAGAAACAGGTCGAGGAATAGAAGATTTTGTAAACCTGCAAAAGGATTACGATCTAATGGAAGACGATCAATTATTGGCTAATTATTATGGCACTACCGAAGAAGGTTTAGATGCTATAGATATTCAAGATTTAATGGATGAAAAGTTTTCATATGATGAAGACTTAGATGATTCTAAACAAATTAAGAAAATTAAATTATCCAAAAAAAGAGAACTTGCAAAAGCAAAGAAGTTTTTAAATGAACAAAAAGATAAGTATAAAATTCCTCTTGAGTCAAGTGGGGATGGATTATCTGAAGAACAAGAAAAAAATCTTAATGCTTATAAAAGTTATAAAAGCGAAACAGATGCTATTCAAACATCAACAGAAAAAAAACATAAATTTTTTCTTGAAAAAACTAATGAGGTTTTTGGCAATGAATTTAAAGGTTTTGAGTTCAATGTAGGAGAAAAAGATTTAACTTTTAAACCTGGAGATGCGAATGAGTTAAAAAATGTTCAGTCTGATATCCTAAATTTTATAAATAAATATATGGATAAAGATACTGGATTAATGAAGGATGCTAAAGGGTATCATAGATCATTATCTATGGCACTTAATCCTGACAAATTTGCGCAGTTTTTTTATGATCAAGGAGTTACTTCGGCAGTTGATAATGTAGCCAAAAAGTCTAAAAACATCGATATGGATGTTAGACCATCGAATACATCTTTCAGCAAAGACGGATTAAAAATTAGATCAGTAGGAGACAAGAGCAGTGGACGTGGACTAAAAATTAGAAGTATTAAACAAGTTTAACTAAAAAAATTTAAAAATTATGGCGGTATTACCATCCCCAGGCTTTCAGTTGCAGCCAAGTGCGCAACAACAAGTCTTATCAACAAATTACATAACTAACTTTGATTTCTTAAATCAGTATCTACCAGATACTTATGAAAAGGAATTTGAGAGATATGGAAATAGAACTGTGGCATCATTCCTTAGAATGGTTGGCGCAGAAATGCCTACTAACTCTGACATGATCAAATGGGCAGAGCAAGGTAGATTACACACTAAATACACTAACTGTACGTTAGCAGGTGTTGGTGGAGGTGCAGGTGTAGCTCTAACAGCAGTTGTTACTATTGCAGATGTATTTGATCCTACATTAGTAGCTAATCAAACTACTCCAGCAATTAGAGTAGGTCAAACATTAATGTTCTCAGATAACACTGCAGGTTCAGCATTAAGCAACAAAGCAGTTGTTACAGTTGCTCCAGCAGCAGGTGCAGTAACATTTACTGTTGCTTTTTATGAAGCTACTCAGTTAATTCCTAATGCTACAGCTTGTACTATGTTCGTTTACGGATCAGAATTCAAGAAAGGTGATTTAGGAATGGTTGGTTCATTAGAATCTGACGATTTATTTTTCTCAAACAAGCCAATTATCTTAAAAGACAAATATTCTGTCTCAGGATCTGACATGGCTCAAATTGGTTGGGTAGAAATACAAAGTGAAAATGGTGCGACTGGATACTTATGGTATTTAAAGTCTGAGCATGACACAAGATTACGTTTTGAAGATTACATGGAAACATCTATGATTGAAGCTGTTCCTGCAGCAAATGGTTCTGGTGCAGAAGTTGCATTAAGTTCAGCAGCAGGTGGAGCAGGAATTGTGAATGCAGGTTCTGAAGGAATTTTCTACGTTGTTAAACAAAGAGGTAATGTATTTGGTGGAGGAAATCCAGTAGTACTATCTCAATTTGACGATGTAATCCAAAGACTTGACAAGCAAGGAGCAATTGAAGAAAATGTAATATTTGTAAACAGACAATTCTCATTTGATATAGATGATATGTTAGCTGCACAAAACTCTTACGGAGCAGGTGGAACTTCATATGGTTTATTTGACAATGATAAAGACATGGCTTTAAATCTTGGATTTACAGGATTTAGAAGAGGTTATGACTTTTACAAGTCTGATTGGAAATATCTAAACGATCCTACTATGAGAGGTGGTATTAATGCAGGTGGAGTTAATGGACTTTTAGTTCCAGCAGGCTCAACTTCTGTATATGATCAAATCTTAGGTAAGAACGCTAAGAGACCTTTCTTACACGTAAGATACAGAGCTTCTGAAACTGAAGACAGACGTTACAAAACTTGGATTACTGGTTCAGCTGGTGGTGCAAGAACATCTGATCTTGATGCAATGGAAGTAAACTTCTTGAGTGAGAGAGCTGTATGTACTTTAGGTGCAAACAACTTCTTCTTATTCGAAAACTAAGAAGTATTATTAAAGAGTGATAAAAAGGGGAGGTTAATTCCTCCCTTCTTTATTTTTTATAAATCAAATTAAATTATATTATAATGAAAAAAGTACAACAATATACCAGCAAGACGTATAAGTTATTACATGGAAAATCTCCACTTTCTTATATGCTATCATCCAGACATTCTTTACGTTCACCTCTTTTATGGTTTGACGATTCAACTGGAGAAAACAAAGCTTTAAGATATGCAAAAAACCAAAAAAGTCCTTTTGAGGATGAACAAGATGGTAATGCTATATTAGAACCAATTGTTTTTGAAGACGGAATGTTATCGGTTACTAAACAAAATCAAATACTTCAAAAGTTTTTACATTTTCATCCAGGGAATGGAACGCTTTTTACAGAAGTTAATTATGAAGCGGATGCTGCAGCAGAATTGCAATTTGTAGAAGAAGCTTTAGATGCACAAATTTTAGCTAAAGCATTATCTTTAGATAAACTTATAACTGTATGTAGAGTATTAATGGGGCAAAAAGTTGACAGAATGTCTTCAGCTGAATTAAAAAGAGATATTTTAATTTACTCTAAAAATGAACCTCAAGAATTTATGAGAGTTTTAAGAGACCCAATGTTAGAATTACAAGATTTAGTATATCAATTTTTTGATGCAGATTTATTAAGTTTAAGAAATGGTAACAAAGATGTTTATTTTAATTTAAAAAGAAATAAAGAAAAAATGTTAACTATTCCTTATGGTGAAGAACCTGTATATATAGTAGCTTCACATTTCCAATCTGATGATGGAGTCGAAGCTCTTAAATTACTTAAATCTTTATTAAATAAAGACAAAAAATAGTATCAATAAAATAAAACTGTTTTAGAAGCTACCTTAAAAGGGTAGCTTTTTTTTTGTTATCTTTGTACTTTATTAACTCATAAATTATATTATTATTATGAACAAATTTTTAAGCATTCCAGTTACTGGAGAAGGAAGTCAGTTAGTGCCAATGACAGATGTTAAAGTTATTAATGTAGGAAGTAAATCTGGCGCAACAGCCGCTACTGTTACTACATTGTTTTATTCATCAGGAAAAGCAATTGAAATTACTCACGCCTCAGTAGGTGCAGCATCAGCAACAAATTCAGGAACACAATTTAGATCATTTTTACAAACCAACTTAATTGATTCGTTAGGTACTGGTTGGACAGAAGTGGTTCGAATAGCATCTCCAAAATTTGCTGTAAGTAATATAGTAATTTCAACTTATTAACTAACTTTTAAATCTTTATTATTATGGAAAAATATTTAAGCATACCAGTCATTGATGCAAATGGCGCAAACAGTCAAGATCAATTAATATCAATAGCAGGAATTAGACAAGTAGGGCAACCTACAACTACAACTGTTTCTATCAATTATTTAGGTGGAAAAACAGCTACTTTAACATGGCCAGCAGCATATGCTTCGCCACAATTACAATTATCTGTTCAATTAGCAGTAAGAGATGCCTTGGCATCAGGATGGACAAACCTTAGTCATTCATTTGATCCAAAAGGTTTAGTACCAGGAAAACCAGTTATTAATCCGCTAACATCAATAGTGATAGCATAAAAAATGATATTAAACATGGAAAAATTTATAAACTTTAAACAACTTGATGTAGTTCAAACCGTAACAAGTACTGCCTCAGGAACTGCCTCTTCAAAATTAATTTCTGCAGGAGCAAATTTTACACAAAAAGTTCTTGTTAATGCAATAGTTTGGGATAGAACCACTGGCGCAGCTAATGGAGGACAAAAATATGTTGTAACAGCTGTAATAGATGCTGAATTAACTTTAGTGCCAATAGGGCCAACTGCTGATCAAGGTACAGGAGTACCTGATGCAGTAGCTGTATTTATTTATATGCCAGAATATACTGTAAGACTTTACGGAGCAGCTGATGGAACAGCGGCTTATAAACTTGTTGATTCTTCAGAGAATTTTCAATATCAAAACGTATCTGTTGGAGATTATGTTTATGACATAACTGGAGATGCAACTGCACAAATTACAGCAATAGATTCATCAACTCAATTAAGTGTATCATCTGATATATTTGTAGCTGGTGATAATTATTTAATTTCTTCTTTACAACCTGACGATTTTGATAATTTAATAAGATCAGCAGATATAGCAGATGTGTCAAATGATGCAACTACTTCTTCTGAAATAGAAATTACTTATAATCCAGCAGGAAGTAACGTAGGTCAAATTGATTACGCTTATTCTAATACTGTAGGAGCAAATGCAGATATGAGAGGTGCAATTCAAGATGCAGTTCAAGCTTCTTTAGAAACTGAATGGTCAGAAAACACTTATGAGTTCCCTGGTCTTCTTAATGCTAAAAGTGCAACAAATGCAACTTACCTTGGTGGAAAAGAATATTTCTTTTTAAGATTTCAGTAATATTTAATTAATAATTTAACTAACTAAATCAGGAGCTACAAAAAAAGTAGCTCCTTTTTTTTTTCTTATCTTTGTTTTAAATTTTTTAAGTCATGCCTGCAAACATAAATGTAGTTCGTACAACTGTTTTAGCTATTGCTAATAAAAATAATTACGGATACATAACTCCACAAGATTTCAATCTATATGCTCAACAAGCACAAATGGATTTATTTGAAGATTATTTTTATCAATATAATAGTTGGATCATAAAAGAAAATCAAAGAACTTCTGGTATAGGATATGCAAACATTGTAAAAAGTTTAGAAGAAGTAATAGATTCATTTTCTATAGAATCTTTTTTATCTCAACCAGCAGCACAAGTTGGTATTGCTAATATATATGCATTACCTCTTGATTATTATTTAATCAATAAAGTATTTTATTATCCAAATGCAATCGATACAGGAACAAATACAGTTGTAGCTGCATTTAAATTAACAGATTCTGCAGCACAATTTTCTGTATTAACAGCTCCTACAACGCCACCAATTGGAAGTATAATAGTAAACACTACTACGAATGAGCAATGTTACGTAACAGCTATAGATAACACTACAACACTATCTATAAGTGACGATATTATGAATTTAAATGATAGTTATATTATATATACAAATACTAATATATCTGAAGTAGAAAGAGTTAGTCAAAACAAATTGTTTTATTTAACAAGTTCGCCTTTAACAGCACCTTCAAATCAATTTCCTGCTTATGTTTTAGGAAACAACAATATTACTGTTTATCCTTCAACTATTGTAGGATCAGCAAGTATAAAAACGCAATATATACGTTATCCTTTAGTTCCTAATTGGACTTTTAGTTTAGTGACAAATGGAGAACCAGTTTTTAATCCTTCTGCAGCTCTTGGTTTTCAAGATTTTGAATTGCCTTTATCAGATGAGCCAGGACTTATTGCAAAGATTTGTCAATATGTTGGAATAGAAATTAGAGAAGCAGATGTGTATAAATTTGGTGCTACAGAAATAGCTGAAGAAAATCAACAAACAAGTTAATTATGGCATATATTACAGATTATCAATATTACGAAAATAATGGAGCAAATCCTGAAGATGCAAATTGGGGTTCATATCAATATGTAAATTTAAAAGATATTGTAAATAATTTTATGCTTATGTATCAAGGTAATCATGAATTATTAAATAATTTAAATAGATATCAAGTTTTGTTTTATGCAAAACGTGGTATTCAAGAATTAAATTATGATGCCATGAAAGAAATTAAAATTTTAGAACTTGAAATTGGACAAGATTTAAGATTTATTTTACCGCAAGATTATGTTAATTGGGTTAGACTGTCTTTATATCAAGGTGGTATACTATATCCTATGACAGAAAATATTCAAACTAATTGGGCAACAGCTTATTTACAAGACAATAACAATAAAATATTATTTGATCAAAACGGAAATGTTTTAAAACCAGAGTTTTCTACACTTGATTTTGATAGAATAAGAGGACAAAAAAAATCTATTTATTTAAACGCAAATAGTCCATATAACAATTCATTAGGTTATTTTTTAGATGGTGGATGGTATTTTGATTATAATCTTGGAAGTAGATTTGGTTTAAATACAGAAACTGCAAATGCAAATCCTACATTTAGTATAAATAAAAAAGCTGGAGTTATTAATTTTGACTCTTCAATGTCAAGTAGAATAGCTGTATTAGAATATGTTTCAGATGGAATGGAAACAGGTAATGATGCTGATGTAAGCGTAAATAAGTTATTTGAAGATTATATATATGCATTTATTAGATATTCATTATTAAATGGTAAATTAGGAGTACAAGAGTATATTGTTAATAGAGCAAGAAAAGACAAATCTTCTTTGTTAAGAAATGCAAAAATAAGGTTAAGTAATATACATCCTGGAAGACTTTTAATGAGTATGAGAGGAAAAGATAAATGGCTAAAGTAATATGGATGTAAAAAGCGTAGCTACCTTTGTAAAAGGTAGAATGAACAAAAGTATTGATGAACGTCTTGTACCTCAAGGCGAATACATTGATGCATTAAATGTACGTTTAGGAGCTACAGAGACTACTGAAGTAGGTGCTGTTGAAAATAGTAAAGGAAATGATCAACTTACTGAGTTGCGTTTTGCTTCAATATTACTATCTTCTCAAGCAAGATGTATAGGGGCATATGATGATGGAATGAATGAAACTATGTATTGGTTTGTTCATGATCCTGCGCATCCACAATCAGGTGTTACAGGAATAGTAGATTTAGTTGTTTCTTTAAACACAATTACTAATATAGTCAACTATCATGTTGAAAGTACAAGTGTTTTAAATTTTGATGAAAAATTTTTAATAACAGGAGTTGATTTAATAGACAATTTGTTATTTTGGACAGACGATAAAAATCCTCCAAGAAAAATAGATGTAAGACGTAATTATCCAACACCAGTTGCTGGAATAGATATAATAGTAGAAGAAGATATTAGTGTTGTTAGAAAGCCACCAGGCTTTCAAGTATTAGATACAATTACTGCTCCACTTATTAGATTAATAAGAATACCTAATGAAGAAAATTATTTAGAAGATAAGTTTATAAGTTTTGCTTATAGATATCGTTACGAAGATCAAGAATACAGTGCAACTTCTTTATTTACTACACCTGCTTTTCAACCAGGGCCTTTTGAATTTGATTATTCAAATTTTTATAATGGTTCAATGCAAAATAAATTTAATGGAGCTGAAGTTTCATTTAACACTGGTTCAAAACGTGTTATTGCAATTGATGTTTTATATAAATTTAGTAACAGTACAACAATATTTTTAATAGAAAGATTTGATAAGCTTAACCAAGGTTGGCCAGATAACACAACACATACAATAACTTTTTCTAATAGTAAAATTTATACAGTTTTAGGAAGTGATGAGATTTTAAGGTTGTATGATAATGTGCCAAGAATAGCAAAAGCTCAAACTATCATGGCTAATAGATTAGTTTATGGTAATTATGTAGATGGATACAATATAACAAATGCAGGAGGACAAATATTAGATATTGAATATTATCTTAAAACTATATCAGTTCCTGTTGGTTTATTTCGACTTCCTTTTCCAGTTTTAAGCAACGGAATACCTTATCAAATAAACTTTACAGTTTCTACAACTGCAATACAACAATGTGTTGCTACGTTTGATTTAGCAACAATTGCAGACAAACTTTTATCAGGTTCACAATTTGTTTTATCATTAACAATTCAAACAATTGTAGTACAAGCATATGCGGAAAACAATACTACAGGTGCAAGAACTCAGTGTACATCTGATAATACTCCTTCTAATGGATGTACAGGATGGGAACAAAGTAATGTTGTAACTTCATTTGAAATCGAATGTTTTGTAGATTTAACAGAAAGTTATACAGGAACATCAGCTGTATCAGATTTTGTTGCCTCTACAGATTTTGCAAAAGCTATAGGTACAATTGCACCACCAGCAACAGGAGCAAATTTTGAACCTTTATTAACTTCAGCAGATGGTTTTTCATTAACAGATAGTTTTAATTCATTAACAATTGCTCCTACTGCTTACGTTAAAACAAATAGTTCTATTAATAGTTCTGGAAATTTACAAGGTATTCTTATAACACCTCCTTCTACAGCTTCAGGAACGGAATTTTCTTTGCAACTTATTGCAATGGAATATGTTTTTAATAATGTTGGAACTGGATTTACTATTCACAGTTTTGAATATTTTACTATTATTGATGCTAATGCGGATTTTACAAATGTAATAAATCAAGGTAGTTTACATAGTAATAGAGATTATGAAGTAGGATTAGTTTATATGGATGAATATGCAAGAGCTTCTACAGTTTTAGTATCTCAATTTAACACAGAATTTATACCTCCAGCTGATTCAGATTTATTAAACTCTATTCAAGTAGAATTATTTAGCTCACCACCATCTTGGGCAAAAAGATGGAAATATGTTATGAAACCAAGTGCTACTAATTATGAAACAATTTATTCTAATTATTTTGTAAAAGCACTTGATGGAAGCGTTTGGCTTTTATTGCGTGGAGACAATTCTGAAAAAGTAAAAAATGGAGATGTTTTAATAGTAAAAGTAGATGCTGATGGAGCAACAAATCAAGAAATTAAAACTGAAATATTAGCAGCTGAAGCTCAAGGTATAAACTTTATTGATCCTCGACCAGATCCAGCTGATTCAACTGTTAAAAGTCCAGCAGGATATTATATAAATGTTATACCAAATTTGTGGAGAGTATCAGATGATGTTATTCCTAATTTTTGGAGTGATTCTAAATTTACTATAACAAATAGCGGAGCTTCTTGTACTAAAGTTTCAACTCAAAAGTGGTTCTATGATTCAGAGTATACACAAGGGGGTAATGTAGGTTTGATTACAAATATACCTATTAATGCAGGTTCACAAATTACTATTACATTAAGAGTTTGGAGAGGTGAAGGTGGTAGTGGTACAGAACCTGTTGAATATAATTATTCTCAAACTTTTACAGCTTCACAAAACTTTCTTGATTTACACAAATGGTGGCAAGCATCTCAGCCAGATTTAGGTTCAGGAGTAAACACTGCAAGTGGAAATTATAATGATGTGTTTTTTAAATCGGAAGTAGCAACATTTGAGGTTCAGGCTGGCATGACTTGTACACTTGCGCCTATATATGTACCTCCTTGTAGAGATACAGCTCAACCAATGTCTTTAGGTGCAAACGGAAATTGCGAACAACAAGGTTGGTTTGGTAATGTTCAATTTGCAGCTACAGATAGTACAGTTGCTGGATCACCTCTTTTTTTACAATTTAGACAAGGTCTTAGTGGAACTGCTAAAAGAGCAGCACGATCAGTTTTAACAGTAGAAGTAGTACAAGGCAGTGGATTATTAGTTTTTGAAACAGAAGCAAGAGAAGCTAATTCAGAATTATTTTATGATGCTTCTACAAGTTATCCTATAATAAATGGACAACATGCTTCAGGTAATGAGGTTTCTAATGGTACTATAACAAGTTTAGGAGCAAATCAGTTAAATGATAGTGCAGGTATATTTTCTGTAACTATTCAAGTTGGAGATTTTATTTATAACACAACCACAGGTTTAACAGCTGGGGTTACTGTAGTAAATTCTAATATTCTTTTAACTATATCAGCAAACATTTTTCTTGTAGTAGGAGATACATATGTAATTATAAGAAACACAAACAATACGGATCAAAATCAAACTGCTGCAGGTGAACCATCTGTATTAACTTTGCCTTTTATTAATTGTTACAGTTTTGGTAATGGAGTAGAAAGTTTTAAAATTTTAGACAGACTTGAAGGAATGTCAATGAATTTAGGAGAACGAGTATTAGCTGTGTCAAATCAAGATTTTAAAGAAGCCAATAGATTTGCTGGATTAACATATAGTGGAATATTTAGTGGAGAATCTAATCAGAATAATTTAAATGAATTTAATTTAGGATTAGTTAATTTTAAAGATTGCGAAACTTCATTTGGAGAAATACAAGTTTTACATGCAAGACGTACAGATATTTTAGTTTTACAAGAAGATAGAATATCTTATGTATTAGCAGGAAAAAACATACTTACAGATGCGATAGGTGGTGGTACAGTAACTTCTGTGCCTCAAGTTTTAGGAGAACAAGTAGCCAGAATTGAAGAATACGGTAATAGTTTTAATCCAGAAAGCTTTTCAGTTTGGGGTTTTGATATGTATTTTACAGATACAAAAAGAGGTGCTGTAATAAAATTAACAGGTTCAGCTCCAGGAAATGATCAATTAACAGTTATATCTAATGAAGGTATGCGTTCTTGGTTTAGAGATCAATTTTTTGAACAATTACTAACTCAAAAATTAGGAGGATTTGATCCTTATATGAATGAGTATGTATTAAGTACAAATGATATAAAAGTTCCTTTCCCAGACCCTCCAGTACCATGTGGTACAATATTATCAGATATACAATGTAAAGGAACAGTAAGTTATACTGTGGATGTTGGAGATGTTATAGGAATAGTATTAGTACAATTTACTGTATTTGGTGGTAATGGAACAGTTACAGCTGTATGGAATCAAATATCACAAAGTATTACATCAAGTGGAAATGGAGTTTATACTATTACTATTGATAAAACGACATCATCTCCTACTACAGTAAGTATAGAGATAGTTCCTAATGGAATTTTAAATTATGAACTTGTAGTTATATGTCCTACTGAACAAACATTAACATTAGTTCAAGTAGGTATAAATGCTTCTGAAGATGTTGGTAAATTAATTCATTGTATGGTAGGATGGACTAATGCAACAACAGAATCACCTCTTTTAAATAATCAGATGGTTTTCAATTCAGATCCAACTGTAGCTTCATTATATTATTCTGAACAAGGAGTGAGATCTATTGGTTATTTTCCATATGATGGTGCAAATTTAGTAGTGCAAACAAATAAAATTGCTCCTGATAATTATGATTTTGATATAAATTCAGATAAATTAAGATGGTATTCATCTAATGTAGCATACGGAAATACGCCAGAAGGTATAAATAATTTATTATTACAATCATTAAATACATTAACAGTAACTCAAGTAGGTACAACTAATGTGTTTAGAGGTATTCAAAATAACGCAAGTATCCCTATAGGAAATCAATTTTTATATATTATATATGATTTACAAACAGTAAGTGATCAATTTTTATGTTACAGTTCACTTTCACCTGTAGATGCTTGTTGTAATTGTGTAATACCATGTATTGCAATAAATATGACAGAACCTCAAACTAATCCAACTTCAGCTTGTAATTTGTTAAAAAGTATAACTTATTATTTTATTGGTCAAGGAGCTAATCCAGTAATAGGAGATTTATTATTTACAGCTTTAGGATGTGGCCCTGAAAATACTGCAACAGCAGGATATTATGGCTTTACTCAATCAGGTTCTGCATTAGCTCGATATATGATTGTAAATAATTTGGGTGTAATAACAAATATAATTAATTGTTAAATTAAACAATATGGCAACTTATACTCAATTCTTTTTTGATGGATTAAATTTTATATCGTGTGAAAATATATATACCACAGCTGCATTAACAACAGTGGCAGCTGACGGATGGTATTCTCAAAATGGTGTTTATAGACAAATGGTAAATGGAGTTTTAGGTGCAGCAGTATCTTGTCCAGATTGTCAAATACCTTGTGGCTCACCAATAACAGCCTCAGGTCAAAGCGGAATTTATAGAGCTACATTTGAATTTGGAATTTCTACTGGAGCTGCAATTATTACATTTAATCCAGGAATAGGAGCAACTGCTCAAAACCCTGTGCCAAGCAAAATGACTTGGACTTTTGATGGGCAAAGTGCTTCAGAATACTCTTCTTATTTAGGAGGGTACTCACAAGGCTATATAGGCTCTCCTGATGCATGTGTGTGTTGTCAAGACTGTAATGTGACAGTATTAGGAGCTGGAGGCTTAACAGTCGCTTCAGGGTCTAATGGTAACTCATTTAGTAATGTTGATATTTATGATTTTACTAATGGTGCATTTCAACAAGTGCCTGGAATTACAGGAAATATTCCTTCATGGCAAGGAAATAATTCTGGAGAACAAACTTTACAAGTATGTGGTGCAAGTACTGTACCTCTTATAGGTTATGCTCCTTTTAACTCTACTATGGTTGTTCCTGTTCCAGTATCAGCAACAGCTACAACAGTTTCTATAGAAGTAATCGCACCATGTGTAAGTTCTACTTTTTCGTTTGAAGTTTTATGCCCTGCACTATTAAACTCATTTTCAGCTTCTAATGTAGGTGCAAGTGAATTAGCTGTGTGTGATGAAGCAAAACCTAACACATTTTATAATGCAGGAATTAATACAAAAGGTAATTCATTAAGACCTGTTGGTCAAGGTGGAGCAATTGCTCCAACACCAGCTACTCAAGTAGGATTACATGATTGGGTTTTTACAGATGCTTATGGTGTAAACCCATTAGCAGCAGGATTTTATAGTATTAATAACCTTATTAATGGTGCAACAACACAAAATTATATTCGTGTATCATCTGATGGGATTGTTATATTTATAGATAATTGCCCAAATTGTTTAAACAATATATTTATATCAGGAGTACAAGCAACTTGTGAAGCTTTTTGTGATGGTACAAACAGAACAATACCAAGTTCAAGACAAACAACAACTTGTGATTCTTATGTGTCTCTTCAAGTAGGAGATGTATTTACAGGAGCTACAATAACTAACGGATGGTATGCGTATGCAGCAACAAGCACAAATACAGCCTCAGGTACTTACAGACAAATGCGAATTACAACAGGTAATGTTGTAGCGGATATAAAACAATGTGCTGGAACAGCATGTGTAACACCTTAAAATTTAATTATGCCAATAGAACCAAATGCAACCTTAACCTATAATCCTTCATCTAAAGGATGGCCATCGTTTTATTCTTATTTCCCTGAATTTATTAGAGGAATGAATAGTTATTTGTATACTTTTAATGGAGGAAATATTTGGAGACATAACACAAATTCAACCAGAAATCGTTTTTATGGTCAACAATATAATTCTACTATTACAGGTGTTTTAAATCAAAAACCTCTTGAAATAAAATTATATAAAACTTTGTCTTATGAATCAAATACTGATATAGCTTTATATAGTTCCAGTGTTGCAAGATGGGATGTTATGGCTTTAGATACAGATTTACGTGTTCCAGGAGCAGGAATAGTTCCAGTAATGACAGGAGATATGTTTGCAGAAAAAGAAGGAGAATGGTTTGCTTACATTAGATCTTTAGAAGACCAAGTTAATTGGAGATTAAGGTCAGCTCATGGACTTGCAGATAGCGTAACTATAACAGGTGCAGGAACTGCTGTGTGTGTAATTACTTTTGCTACACCTCCAGGATACATTTTAAGTATTGGGGATGTTGCTTATGAAATGTCTGCTGCTAACAACCCTATTCCTATAGGTAGTATAACAGCTATTAGTAATGTTGTAGGCGCATTTAGTATTACAGTAAATAACACTGTTGCTGGTGGTTCTCAAATTAACCCTACAGTTGGAAGATTAATATTATACTATAAAGATAGCGTTGCTGAATCTTACGGAGCAAGAGGATATTACTTACAATTTAAATTAAGAAGTATAGCTACAGTTCCAGTAGAGTTATTTGCTGTGTCTGGAAGTGTAATGAAAAGTTTTCCATAGATTTTTTGTATCTTTGATTAAATTTACATTAATGAAACAAAATGAAACTGCAATAGCTAAAGCGGTATTAGGTGAAATATCTAATAGACGAGGTATGATGTGGGAAAAAATAGCTGAGTTTCAAGAACAAGTAAATAAAGTAGAAGGTGTTATAGTTCATAAAGCAGGAGAAGAAAGAACTGAAATAGAAGAATATTATACACCTTTAAAACAAACTCTGGAAGGTGGTTTATATACAAGAGAGTTATTTATGCCTAAGGGAGCAGTTATTGTAAGTATGATACACAAACAACAACATCCTTCTTTTTTATTAAAAGGTGAGTTATCATATTTAACTGATGAAGGAGAAATAAAGAAAATAAAAGCACCATCAACTGTGTTTACGCAAAAAGGAACTCAAAGAGTTTTTTATGTTCATAAAGATAGTGAATGGTGTTGTGTTTATAAAACGGATGCTAAAACTTTTGAAGAAGCAGAATCTGATGTTTATGTAGATAAATTTACAGAATTACCAGAAGAATTAATTAGTAAAACAAAAAAATTATGGCAGGCGCAGCATCAATAATATTAGCAGGAGTAGCAGCAGTAGGTGCTTTAACAAGTGCAGGAATGTCTTTTGGATCAGCATCTAAAGCAAGAAAACAAGAAGCAGAAGCAAAAGCAAGATCTGCAAAACTATTGCAAGAAGCAAAGTTAAATCTACAAAAAAACTATTTTGAAGGATTAAATCCTGCATTAGATGCTTATGAAAATCAAGCTAATGAAAATACTTTATCACAAGTTATGTCAGTTCAAGCACTTGCAGAGGGTGATCCAAGAAACTTAGCAGCTGGTATAGGAGCTGTTGGACAAGTAGCTTCAAAAGCAGCGGAAACAAACAGGGTAGGTTTAGCAAAAGAGCTATATACCAACAGGAAAATGAAAGCTGAAGCAAAAGATGACATTAATCAAGAATTAATTAGTATGGGATTAGGTCAATCTAAACAAGCAGCACAAGAATCTCAAGACGCAAAAGAAAATGCAAATGCTGCATTAGTTGCAGGAGTTAGCAGTATTGGACAAGCAGCAGCTACAATGTCTGATGCATCTAAAACTTTTGGATCAGGGAAACAATCTACCGCTATAAAAGCTATTGCAACTGATGCCGCTACTAATTCTACGTTTAGTGATGACTTTTCTGAAAATGATATTGCTTCTTTTTTAAAGAATAGTGTATCAAGTGATGATTTATATGCGTATCAAGAAAATCCACAAAATTATAATTTTACTGTTGTAAACGGAGAATTAGTATTTACAAAAAACTAAAAAAATGGCAAAAAGATCTGTATCAGATTATGATTTAACTCCTACTAAAGGACAAAATGATAAAGTAAATTGGGGAGATGTAGCGTTTGATTTTGGCAAAACTTTAATGGATGCCAGGCAACGAAAATTAGACAGACAAGAAGCTGTTAAAACTGAATTTCAACAATCATCAGAAAAATTAGGAAATATTCCTGAAACAGATGATTTAAATGTTCAAGCAAAACTAATTAAAGCTTCTCAAGAATCAATGAGAACTTTAAGTGAAAGATATAATATGACTAAAGAAGGTCTAATTTCAACAGAAGACTTTTCTATTTTTCAGACAAATCAAAGAACACAATATAAAACAACTGGCTCTATACTAAAAAATATTGGTGCTTGGACTCAACAAATACAAAAAAAAATAGATGATCAATCTGCAACTGCATTAGATCTACAAGTTTATGATTATTTACAAGGATATGGTGGTTTAAAAGGTCACAATATAGTTTCTGGTAAAGATGGGATGATACAGATAGCTAAGTTAAAATATAAAATGACTCCAGCAGAAGCGATGAAAGCACTTACTAAATTACGACAAGGCTCTGATTATAACTATAGCATGGGCGACAAAGATGATAAGAATAAACAGGGTTCAGATATTTCGGATGAAGATATAAAAGCTTACATTGAACAAAATTCAGGGTATGGTGAAGAAATTTCAAAAAACAGATCTGATTTTATAGGAGTAGATCAATTAGCTCAATTATTTCAATATCAAGGTGACAACACTACTATTGTAGATGTTGGTGGAGCTATAACAGATCAAGTAGCTACTTTAGGAGAATACGTACAATCTATAGTTGGTTCTGATGGAGGAATTACAACTATATCAGATTATAGAAATATGCCAAACTCAGATGGTACTGGCACTGCATATGATGAAACATTAGAAGATTTGCAAAACACTATGACAAATACCCCTAATGGTATTGTTCAAGTCCTTACAACTTTAGGAGATAAAAAATTAGCTACTTCTTTGTTTGACATGAAAGAAAAATATGGAGATGATGCTAAAACTGTAGATCAAGGTGGAGATGTTATTATAATGAATATGGATAATGGTGTAGTTTCTATAGTAAGTGATGTACAGAAATTAAAAGATGAAGCAAATAGTGAAATTGAAGATGATCTAAACAGTAAGTTAGATAGGCAAGTTAAAAAAACAGGCCCTAATGCTGCATTATTAAATTATCAATTAAACAAAAGTAAATT